TCCCTGTCCTGCCCAACATAGCAATAACCAACAGCGACCCCGCCCCGGAGGCCAAGCCATGAGCAACGCAATCCTGAGCAGCGACGGCACGCCACTGCGGGAGCACGGGCACTACGCAAGCCAATTGCGCTTCTGGGTCACGGGGCAACCGCGCCCCAAGGGCTCTTGGCGGCCAATCACGATCCAGACCAAGGCGGGCCCCAGGGCGCGGCTACTGCCCGACAACAAGCGCAGCGAGCCGTGGGCAATGCTGGTTCACTTCGAGGCCAAGCGCGCCGCGGAGCACAATGCGGCATTCCCGACCCCCAAGGGCACGCCGGTTGCCGTCAGCATCGTGTTTCAGTTCGAGCGCCCGAAGTGCCACTATCGCACGGGCAAGCACGCCCACGAGCTGCGCCCCGACGCCCCGGCAATCCCCACAGGAGGCCCGGATCTGGACAAGCTCGTGCGCAACGTGCTGGACGCTATGACGGGCATTGCCTACGCCGACGACAAGCAGGTGTCGAGCATCCACACCGAGAAGGCATACGGGCGCTCCGCAGGGGCCAGTTTCAACGTGCGGACGCGCAGCAAGCGCGATGCCGCGATTCTGGTAGAGGCCAACGAGAACAAGGAGAGAGCATGACAGATTCCGATCGCCAGTTGGCCGATGACGCCGTGGTCGCCCGAGTTGTCACGGATTGGAGAGACCGACTACTGCTACGCGCCCAAACAGCCATAGACCGCAATTGGTTGGACAAGCCGGTCGATGATTTCTCCGACGAGGAACGCGGCTTTGAGCGCGGTCTGTCCGTTGCGCTGATGGAGGTGCGCAAACTGATGCACAACAAGGATCGCTGCCCGTGATATGCCACAGCAAGAACAAGGAGAGAGCATGAGCACAAAGGAGCACAGGCACCATATGCGGGTGGGCATCACCTTCGCGCCCGATTGCGCAGAGTGCCAGGCGATGCGAGAAGCCGAGGCTCACCAGCTTGAGGCGCGGCCAACGCCGAAACCCAAGGATCGCCGGCGACGTAGCGAGCAAGAGGCCGGTCGCAAGCGGCCTCAGACGCGGCACAGGGCGCGCAGGCGCAGGGAGAGGGCCGACGACAAGGCCCTTGCCCATCGCGAGGCACGGGAGAGCGAATAGAGCAACAGCACAAGGAGATAGCAATGACAAGGACGGCAGCGGCGGCAATCGTGGCGGCGGCGGTATGCGGTCTGGCGGTGGCGCAGGATACGCCCGTGGGGGCAAGCGCGCCGATCTGGCTCGACCGGTTCAATGGTATCACTGGCACCAACGCACTAAGCACCCAACCCATTCCGTCCGATTACGTTCGGGTTAGGATAGATACCTGCATCGTGACCAACGTGACGTCAGTGGTGGAGCGCGAGGTCATCGAGATTCTAACGATCACGATTGATCCCGAGCAACTGAGCCGGTTCGGCTGGATCGGCGCGGCGCTGGAGGGCAGGCAGGAGCGCGTGATGTCCAGCAAGGTCAGCGGGCGGTGGAAGAGGCAGGAGGAGTGGGTGGAGGCCGAGTGAAGGCGATGGAGGGGGGCGAAACGTGATCCAGGGAGACTTCTACCTAGTCCGACTGCACGGACGCGAGGCCGCATGGCTGGACGCCTATTCCGGGCAGTGGACGACGAGCCTGTTTCAGGCGTCAGTTATGACGCAGACCGAGGCCACGGGGCATGTTCTGGAACTCCAGAAACGCGACGTGAGGGCATACACGGAACTACAGTACGTGGCCATTCAGCGGATGCGCAGCGCAATGGTACCGGAGAGCGATTCGGCATGACCAAAGATCCGCAACGGCCGCTCATCTCTGGGAACCACAGAAGCCCTTACACCCCTTCCACGCCAACGGACGAGGCGGAAGCGGCCGAACGCCTAGCGATCCAAAGGGAGAAGAAGAAGGAGGGTGGTGTCTGATACGACGCCACGGCGACCCGGAGCGGGTTTCGAGTCCCGCATGTTCCCAACGCTCAACGTACAGGATCGGCACAAGGGAACGGGAAGCACGATATCCCCAGCCCCTGCTCCCCTTGACGGTTGAGGCATAAGCGCATACAAGCGTAGCCAGACCCATTCGTGTGCCACGACCCCCGAGGTTTACCCTATGGCCGATACAGGCATGAGACAAGTGGCGGGCAAGTGTCAGCTCGCAAAGTTCGGGCTCGACCTTCTCTCCGACTGGTCAACCGAGCGCCGTGATCGGGAAACCGAGTGGCGTCGGTGTCGAAGCGACTACCTCTCCGAGTTCCGCCAGTTGCGCAAGGTCGGGGAGGGGGAGGGGTGGCGGAGCAGGGCGACGCCAGACACGGCGCGCCAGAAGGTCACGGCTGGCGTCTACCTCATCACGGACCATCTTCTCCAGTCGGGACGCGTCCCCTTCGCCCTCCAACCGTCCCGGCGCCTTCTCCGCGGGGAACCGAATGCCCGAGAGCAGTACAAGGAGGCCATCGCGGGCGAGCAGGCGCGCATTGACGACCAGTTCTCGCTCTGCAAGGCGGACCGGGAACTGATGCTCAACATCTGGGATTGCGCCCTCGTGGGCGAGTCATGGGCGCAACAGGTCTACGCCACTGCGGAACTGGACTCCATGGGCCTGCCCTTCGACGGACCCACGAAGGAAACCGCCCTCAGCGCGGAGGCGGAGCGGGATGCGGAAGGGGCGGATGTCTTCCCCGCGTGGAAGCGGAGATCCTTCTGGAACGTCTTTGCGGACCCGGAGGCGTGGGATGACCCGAGGCGCGGCCGGGGCTTGATCTACAGGGACCACACCTGCCCCTACGACATGCGCCAGCGCATCGGCAGCGGGGACTTCTGGCTGGATGCGAACATCAAGGCCGCCATCGAGGATGCCAAGGAACACCGCGTGGAGCATACCAGCAGCGCGGACGAAAGCCTCCCCCCTGACAAGAAGGCGGTGGACAAGCGGAAGGGCAAGACGGTTCAGGACGTGGAGTGCTGGGTGCGCGTCCCGAGCGCCCTGGTGGAGGGCTTCGAGCGCGCCAGGAGGGCGCACAAAGGCCCCGGCCCAATCGTCATGCCCGAAGTGCTGGAGATCAAGGATGACGGGAACGAGGAATGGTGCCTCCTGCAAATCTACGGCGACTATGTTGTGCGGTTTGCGCGAATCGTACCCGAGGACATCCGTTGGGCCCATGTCTACTGGCAGTATGAACCCGACGAGCCCCTGCCCCGCGGCGTGGCCCGCAATGCCCGCAGTGCCCACGACGGGGTTGCGTGGACAATCAGGGCCATCGAGGATTGCAAGGCATGGACCGGCAACCCCATGGGCATACTGCTCCCCCACATCTTGCAGGGGAAACTGCCCACCGCCATAACCCCGGGCATGCTCCTTCACGGTAGGGCCAGTGTGGACGACGCACGCAAGGCATTCCTGCCCATCACCATCCCGGACGTGGGAGATGCGTACTGGTCCCTTGAGCAATTCTGGCAGACCCAGAGCGATTGGAGCACAAACCTGCCGAAGCTCACGCAGGGCATGGTGGAGAAGAATGCGGCGACGGCCACGGAAATTGTGGAGCAAAGCGACCACTCCGAGATGTACCGGGGCAACGTGATCCGCAACTTCGACGAGCAACTGGTCGAGCCCATGGTCAACTTCTTCCTGCGGGCCAATGGGCTGGACGACGGGGACGAGTCCCAGATTCCGCCAGAGGGCTTTGCGGCGCAGGCACTGGGCTTTTCGATCTACAAGGAGCGCACCCGCCGACTGGCCGCCTTCGAGCGCATCCTCTCCATCGTGTCGAAACTGCCCGAGTTCCGGGCGGAGATCAAGGCGCGGGGGATTCTGGAGCCCATCGGGAAGGCGCTGAACGTTGACCCCGCCGAGTTCCTGCTTTCCCAGGAAGAGCGCGATGCCAAGACCAAAGAGGTGGCGGAGTCGGTGGAGGCGCGCCTGCAGGCGGCCCTTGCGGAGCTTGCGGTGGCGCGCGAGCAATCCGAAATCCGGCTGACGGACGCGAAAGCAACCAGCGAGCTGGCAGGGGCAGAGGCAACGCAGCGGCGTACGGTTATCGATGAGGCGAAGGCGGTAGCGGGGCTCACGGGTGGGAAAGGGGAGTAGTCATGTTCTTCAGGGAATTGGTACAGCGACGGGCGCTCTTGCAAGAAGCGCAGCGAAAGGCGGCAGCGGAGACGCTCATGGATCTCGTGCATGCGGCGAGAAGGCAGTACCAATCAAGGCCCCAGGTCGCCCTCGACTGGCTTTCCGCCCACGGGGCGCAGCGCCCCGTCTCGCTCAAGAACATCGGCCCCCACAAGTGGGTGGTCAAGGTCGGCACCGCGTCGGCCATCGACTCCGCCGCCGTGGATGCGATTTGGCAGTTGATCGACCGGGAGCGCGTCGAAGGGGCAACTTTCGGGGGAACGTGGCCACTGGACCCGCCCGCGACCCCTCCGCAGGGGCTGATGGACTTCGCCCCCTTGACGGCTGAGGCGTAAGTGGCTACAAGCGTAGGCATGGGCACGACATCCACCTCGCAGCCATTTGAACTGGAAGGGGTGCTCAGAAACCCGGAGACCGGCGAGTATGAATCATGGGCAAACGATCTTATACAGGTGCTCGCAACCCAGGACGGGACGGCGCTGGGCTCTGCCTACGGGAGGCTTCTTGACCGAGTGACGATCATGGCGACACAGAGGGTATTGTGCCACTCAGAGCGCGCGCCCGTGAGAGTGAGGGACATGCAGGAGTACAAGCAGGCCGTTGCCGCCACACTCGAATGGCTCCGCGGGCTGCCCGAAGAGGCCCGCGCAATACGCAAACAAGGAGGACACACCCCATGAGACGCAAGACCGCTCTGAGAGTAGCCGCACTGACCGTTTTCGCGCTCTGCCTGGCCGGATTCGCGGCCACCGCCACCGCCGACACGATACGGACCCCGACGTGGTTTCGCAATATCGTCGAGTTCTTCGGTTCCGCCGTGACGTTTAACAACGGCACAACCGTGAACTTCGAGAACGACACCGCCGCCTACCAGATCGACGCGACGAACATGACGCAGAGCGCCGCGGCATTGAATGCCGCCGGCGCAGGCACAGCGGCCACCCTGACCCCAAGCATCGTGAGTAACGCCAACCTCGTGGTCTACGGCAGAAACGGCACCTTCACCAATACGCTGACCATTATCGAGGGAGCGCTGACGGACTCCACGGTGGTTTCCGCGGATATTAAAGACGGCGCTGTGGCAAACGGGGACTTGGCCGCCAACAGCGTTTCGAGCAACAACTTGGTTGCCGCAGACTTTGGCGGGATCACGGTTGGGGCAGGTGGTCATGTCACCGTTGATTCCGACGCCTCAATTTTCGCCTCACTTACCCTGTCGTCTTCTCCTGTGAGCGCGACTCAGGCGACGATCACGGTGACGTGCAAGGACATCAATGGGGTTACGCTGGAGGCAGCCAAAAGTTACGAGTGCTGGTTCACGACCTACACGCAACAGTTCACCCCATCGACCAATGGCATCGAGACGTTTACGTTTGTGGATCACGGGGCCGTTGCGGCATATCGCTACGTCGCGGCAAGCATCATCGGCGGGTACTTGGTCACGAGTCACACGGACGGAACGACCGACTTCTTGGTGACGTGCGAGACCGGGCCATCGACCAACCTGTTCAAGGCGCTGTCGCCAAATGGTGCGCTGGTTAGCGTCAATGTGGCCTTCACCGCCCCGTAACGCAACGCGAACAAGAACCCAAAGCAAGGGAGACCGACATGCCACTACTGAGAGCAAACCGACTGCCGAAGGCCCTGAAGATCGAGATCATCGAGGCCATCTCCAATGACCCGGACGTGAGGGGCGCGATTCGCGCGATCGTGGCGGAGGAACTGGATGCCGTCGTGGACCCGCCCAAGGATGAAACGAAGGACCCTGAGCCGCAGCCCGTGGAACCCGTGGAGCCGACGCCGCCCGACCCAGACCCCGCGCCTGAGCCGCAGCCCGTGGCGTAGCCAGTAACAGCAAACGCAGACGAAGGAGAGAACAATGGCCGAACAAGATGCACCGACAGTCGCCGTTGACGCGACCCCGGAAGCACAGGAAGCCGCAGCGTTCCAGGAAGCCGTCGCGTCCCTGAGCAGCGGAGATGCCCCCGTGGTGGAAGTCGCCAACCCCCCCGCCGCGGAGAAGGCCCCCAAACCGAAGGCCAAGGCCAAACCGAAGGCCAAGGCCAAGCCGGCCCCCGCCGCCGAGGCTGAACCCGGAGCAGAGCCCAAACCCGAGGGCGAAGCCGAGGGCGAGGACCCCGTTGCCAAGACCGACCGAGAGGCCACGGAGAAGGCGGAGCAGGAGGCAGCGGCCGCCGAATACTGGACCGCCGTGCTCAAGGCCCACCCCTTTGCCGAGAAGCACATCTCCGACCCGCGTTTCCAGAACTACGTCAACGCCCTCCCCGCCGACGAGCGCGCGGCATTCGAGAAGGGGGCCACCCCGCAGGAGGCCATCATCGGCCTCTATCGCTACAAGACCGACTTGGCCGCCGGCAAGGTGCCCGAGGCGCCCAACCCGGCCGCGTCCTTCGATGCGGTGCCCGCGTTCGAGGATCTGATGAAGTCCCACGGGGACCTGAAGGTCAACACCCTTGACGAGAACGGCAACGCCATCGAAGTGTCCCTCTCCAAGTTCGAGGAGGACACCCCCGGGTACTTGAGCGGTCCCGCGGTGCTGGCCGCCGCGATGCTCAAGGAGACCATCGGCAAACTGCTTCAGAGCGGGGAGCTGGTGACGCGCAAGGAGATGGATTCCATGCGCGCCGAATTGGGGGAGTTGGATTTCCGCGTTGCCCGCCCCGAAGTCTCCACCGTGGAGACAGATCCCCGGTGGAAGGAATGGTTCCCCACCATGCCCAAGGGCATTCAGGGGATGTGGGCCAACGGCGGCAGGGAGGGGAAGGAAACGGTGCTCGAACTCTTCAACACCCAACACCCCGCCACCGATGACGCCGCCGCCGCAGCCGCCGCCAGTCCTGCCGTTTCCTCGCGCAGGCGGGACCGCGGGCTTCATGCCGACACGCATCCGGCCAGTCTCGCCAGCCCGCAGTCAACGCGCCCCGGCGACGGAGCCCCCGTTGACGAGGCGGCGGCGTTCCAGCAGACCGCGGCCCTTATCGCGGAACAGGAGAAGGCAAGTAGCAAGTGAGCCAGGTTCTTTTCAGTGGAGATGTGACAGTGAGAACGGGCGACGATATCGTCGTCCCGGAACACATGCAAGTCTACTGTCCCAAGTGCGCCGCCCGCAACAGGCGACCCAAGCCGGTTATCACCGGCACGCTGGCGGCGGGGACGGCGATCAGGCTGAAGTGTTCCGGCTGTCACCAGTTCGTGCAACTCGAATCGGAGGAGTGTTCGTAGAAGGTAGAAACGTGGCAGAAGCCATGAGGGCCATCCGGCAAGGTCGGCAGGGTGTGCAACTCCGTGCGCTGCTCTCAAGTGAGAACAGAGTGAAAGGAGGCACACAATGCCCGACACAATCAGCGGTTTTTCCGACCTCGGCGGAGCGAACATGGCCCACGCGATGGGCCGTTTTCTGAAGAACGCCGACGCCGAGAACACAACGGCACGGTACGCCACGGTCTTTGAGCTGCCCCAGCACATGGGGGACACGCTCAAGCTGCGCCGGTACTTCGAGCTCGACATTGCGGACACCCCGCTTTCCGAGTTCCATAACCCGACCCCCATCATCCCGACCTATGAGGATGTGGATATCGTGGTTCGGGAGTACGGGTCCACGGCCATCATCACCAAGAAGGTGGTGAACATGCACCAAGACCCCATCGGCCAGATCCTCAGCGATGCGTCAATCACGCAGTTTGCCCGCACCTCGCAGCGTGTGGACTTCAATGCCCTCAAGGCGGGGTCCAATGTCTACTACGCCGGTGGAGTCACCTCCCGCGGCAGCGTGACCACGGCCCTCGCCAAGGCGGACATTCAGCGCGTCGTGCGCCAGTTCAACAAGGATGGCGCCACCCCGATCAAGAAGCGCATCAAGGCGGGGCTTGGATTCAACACCGAGCCGGTGGAACAGGCGTACGTGGCCTTCTGCCACACCGATTTGCGCCAGGACATCGAGGCCCTGGACGGGTTTGTGCCCGTTCACGAGTACGCGGATGCCGGAACGGCGGACCCGCTGGAACTCGGCAAGTGCGCCGGGGTGCGGTTCATCCTGCACCGCGAGGCCCCGATCTGGGCCGCGTCCGGCGCATCGAGCGCGAGCTTCCTGGTCAACGGTGAGCCCGTGACCGCCGCGGCTTCCTGCGATGTGTACCCCATCATGGTCATTTCGCTGAACTCGTGGACCCGCGTGCCGCTCGCCGGGCAGCACACGGTGAAGCCCATCCTGCTGAACCCGAAGGAGTCGCACTCGGACCCGACGGGACGCACGGGGTACATCGTGTGGACCGCCCACCTGGCCGCCGGAATCACCAACGACGACTGGGTTGCGCGGATCGAAGTGCCGTGCAGCGACTTGGGGTAACGAACAACCGGGGCTCCATCGCGGAGCCCCTTAACCGTCAAAACGAAACAGAAGGAGAAACGCCATGAGTTACGTCAAGGCAATCATCAAGGCAACAACCGCCACGCTGACCCCGTGCATTGGGTTCAAGCCCTCAAAGGTCATTGTGCGCAACATCAACGACGAGACCATGCTGGAGTGGTACGACGACTACATCAATGTGTCGGGCGACCGCTACGGCATCCACATTGCCGCGACAGCGGTCCGCAGTGCAGTCAATGCGGCATCCAGCGGCATCGTGGTCTACGACGGCGGGGACGTTCTCGCCGCCGCGAGCACGCAGTACCTCGTCTACAACGACGCGGACCAGCGTGACGTGGATGTGGCCGCGGGGTTGAAGGTAACGAGCTGGACGCTCGGGAGTGCGAGCAACAAGACCGGCTGCTTCAACTGCGATGTCACGGGCGCCACGATTGGCCCCGGCAGCCGCATCGTCATCGGCGGCACGCTCTACACCATCACCGCCCTCACTGCCGGCCAGGGCATCGCGGCCAACGAGGTCACGCTGACCGGAGCCCCCAAGACGGGGAGACTGGTCAACCGCATCTGGTCGATGTACTCCATGACCGGCGCGGCACTCGGAGAGGTCCTTCCCGCGGGGTTCACCATCGGGGCCTCGGCCCTGGTGAACAACACGGACGGCGACCTGGTGGAGATCGAAGCCTGGAACTAAGTCAAGCCAGCGAGGGTCCTTCCCGCCCTCGCATTCGCCCGGAGGGGGCCGCACCGCCCGGCGGTCCCCTCCTTCCTAACCCACTGGGCGCGAGGAGCACGCAATGAGCAGCAACGATAGCGGCCAGAGCGAAGCCACGGAACAGAAGGACGAAAAGCGCGGTCCCGGTCGGCCGCGCAGGACGCAGGACGGAGAGAATGGGGCTCGGGCGGAACCGGCGAAACCGGCGAAACCGGCGAAACCGGCGAAACTTCAGATTACCCCATTTCCCGCGGGCAGCAACAACGCGACGATGTGGGTGGACTCCATCCGCAAGGCAAACGAGCACCTGCTGGATCCCGAGGGCGAACACTTTTCCGACGCCGAGCTGCGCAGAGCCGTCAAGGCCCTGCGGCAGCCGAACCGCATCAAGTCCGCCGAACCGGACCCGGCGGAGGATGAAGTGACGCGCTTCCTTGTGGGCAACATGGTGGAAGCCTTCATCGAGAAGACACTGTGCTGGGCCAAGTTCGACCACAAGCAGCGCGGCGAAGATGGCGAGGTGGTGGAGATCCGCGTCGGCGGCGTCAAGCTGCGGTGGTGGCGCGCGAAGGAGACGGTCGCCCCGCTCAAGTTCCTCATGGCGGCTGACACGATGTACGTGGAGCAGTTCAAGCACGGCCCGAAGGACAACAGCGACAAGCCATTGGCCCCCATCAAGGTCAACAGTTACAGCATGCTCCGGCAGGCAACGCCGGAAGACTACGCCAAGTGCAGGGACTACGCGGCCGGGCAGAGCGCGAACCAGGGCGGTGCCAGTTTCAAAATGGCTGCGGCGCAACCCACGATGTAACGGGGACCACCGCGGCACAGAACGCCATTCCGGGCGGCAGGATGGAGGGGTGCGGTGGCAAAAGTCAGTACATACTCGAACCTCTACCCCCTCGTGATTCCCCACGTTCGGCACTGCGGCGACGTGCTCATGCTCCAACAGTTGCAGGTCGCAGGGCGTGAGTTCGCCATGCAGACCGAGGCCTTCCACGAGTGGCTTGCCCCCATGCTCGTGGTGGACTGGCAGCGGGACTATCGCCTCGTGAGCGGCTACACGGCGGAGACCTTCCGCCTGCGCGACGTGAGCATGAATGGCCTGGCTCGCGGCCCCGAGACCTTCCAGCTCTGGAGGGGGGACACGCTGCGGTGGAAGCAGAGCCAAGTCCCCCATGACCCCATCGACGACCGGGTGCTCAAGTGCGGGGTCTGCCCCCTCACGGCGTACACCGACTGGACGGGGATCACGGACGGTAGTTTGACCATAGAAGTTGGGGACGAGACCCAAAGCGTCGCGGACCTTGATTTCAGCGGGTGCGAGGAAATGGCCGACGTTGCCCTCGTGCTGGAAACGGGGATTTGCGCGGAGATAGACAACCACATTGTCCACGTCGAGTGGGATGCGCGCACGGAAGGCAGCGAGCGGTTCTGGTTCTGGGTCGATAGCGGGACAGTGAGCGTGCTCACGGCGGGGGACTCTGGGACGGACATCACGGGCAGCGGGTATCTCAACGGCCTCACGGGGAGCGGGGAAGTCGGTGGGTACATTCGGGTGGACGCCGTACTGCGCCCCCACATCCGCACCGACATCCTGCCCGACTGGTTTCTGGACCAATACGGGGAGGGCATTGCGGCGGGAGCGATTGCGAAGATCACCGGCATGGAGGGGCAACCATGGGGCAACCCGCAGACCTTCGCCATCTTCAACGGCCTGTGGGAAAACGCCCTTGGGGTGGCCAAGGTTGACGACCTGAAGGGCAATGCAGACGTGCCGCTCACCTGGGGCGCGTAGGAGGATGCGGCCATGCGGCTCAGAGACTATGCCCCTGCGGCGTGTATCGCGGTGGCCTGCGTGGTCGGGAGCGGGAGCGCCCTTGCGACGGGAACGCCGTCGTATAGCAACACCATCCACTTCGGGACCGCGAAGCCCCAATTCCAGATTGACACCAAACTGGGTGCCGCCTCCCGAATGCTCTTCTACCCCACACACATGGGCGGGGAAGCGATGGACCCCTTTGGCGGGTCCGCCATCTTCTACTGGAGCACAAACGCCTACAAGTCCGACATCGCCACGATGGCGACCATTACGGGGACGGTGGCGCCGAACCTCATCACCTTCACGGTGACAAACAACACCTTCGGGGTCCTGCTGCCCAACAAGGTCTATTGCGCCGTGGCCTTCACCTCCGATGGTCAGACCTACCCCCTTGCGGACGGGTGGCTGGTGGTGGACTACAACCCCGAGCTGAACGCGTCATCCAGCACGTTCACGGGTGTTGGCGGGGTCAATTGGGCGGTCCTTGGTCCACACACGGCGGTCACGACATACTTTCCCTGGCTGGCAGGGAGCAACGTGACGGCCCGTGCGGCAGATGCGTATGGTCGGTACTACATCGACGTTCCAGCCGGGGACGTGGCTGGCACGAATTACGCAGACGCGGTTGTTGCCGCGGAGGCACTCTTGCGACTCGCGGGGGACGTGGCTGGCACGAATTACGCGGATTCCATTGTCGCCGCCGAGGCCGTCTTGAGGTTGGCGGGCGACGTAGCGGGGACCAACTACACGGACGCGGTTGTTGCCGCAGAGGCGGCACTGCGGGTGGCCGGGGACGATGCCGGAACGAACTACGCCGACTCCGTTTCCGAAGGTTGGGCCGACATGCGGGCGTGGACGAACGGCGGGGGGCATCGGCTTGCATCCGCGCTGGAGCTTTCCGACACGAAGCTGACGTACAGCCTCGGCAAAGATTACACCTTCATCGCCGCAGATGGGTGGGGAGACGAAGGTGCATACGAGGGCAGGTTCTCCGTACTCGGGTATGCGCTGGATGTGTACGGCACGCTCAGGGCCAGCAACTACGTCGGCAGCGTTTCCAGCATGGCGGTGGCTACCCTCACCAACTACGCGACCAAGGGCAACGCTGCCTACGGTTGGGGCGACTGGGCGGCAACCGTGGCGGCGCTCAATACGGCCTACACGAACCACGCGGCAACGACGCTTGCGGGCGGGGCGCACGGTGGGGACTCGCCATACGTGCGCG